ACAGGCTCTAAGTCATCTAAGTTCTGGGACCAAAGTACAACTATCCCAATCGTTGCAGATGTATTAGTTGTTGCTGGTGGTGGCGCAGGTGGTACAGGTGGCGGTAATGGCGGTGGTGGTGGTGCTGGTGGATTACGTTTAATTGCTTCACAAACTTTAACTAGTGCTAGTACTTATACTGTAACCGTTGGTGCTGGTGGTGCAGGTGTAGGAACTAGAACAGGTGTTTCAAATAATGGAACCAACTCATCATTTAGCGGTAGCGGTATTACTACAATTACAACTACTGGTGGTGGCGGAGGTGGTGTAGAAACTTCAGGTGCGTATTCAGGTCGTAATGGCGGTTCAGGTGGTGGTTCAACATATACTGGTAGTCCTGGTTTAGGTAACGCTGGTAGTTATTCACCAGTAGAAGGTTATGACGGTGGCGATGATACAACTGCTTCTGCTTATGGTGCTGGCGGTGGTGGAGGCGCAGGAGGAGTGGGAAGTAATGGAACTACAACCAAAGGTGGAGATGGTGGAGTAGGTACAGATACTTACAATTCAATTAGTTTTTTAAGTTGGTTAACTGCAACAAGTAGTGGAAGTAGTAGTAAATTAGCAGGTGGCGGTGGTGGTGCATCTGGATTGGATAAAGGTTTAGGTGGTGCAGGCGGTGGCGGTAACGGAGTAGGACAAAATCAAGGTTCTCCAAATGCTGATTCAGGAGTTGCAAATACTGGAGGTGGAGGAGGAGGTAACCCTACCCCTATTACCGCAGTTGCAGGTAATGGTGGTAGTGGAATTATCTTATTAAGAATGAGTGGTTCGGTAACTGCTGCTTCTACGACTGGTTCACCAACGAGAGTTGAGTCAGGCGGTTACACATATTATAAATATACAGGCGATGGTTCAATCACATTCTAAGGAGAAAATAAATGGCACACTTCGCAAAACTAGATGAGAATAACAATGTTCTTGCTGTTCACGTAGTGAACAATGATGTCATCACCGTAGATGGTGTTGAGTCAGAGCAAGCAGGAATAGACTTTTTAACAGGGTTACACGGACATACATTATGGAAACAGACTTCCTATAATGGAACAATCCGTAAAAACTATGCAGGTATTGGCTATACCTATGATGCAGGTCGTGATGCATTTATAGCACCACAACCTTGGGCATCTTGGACTCTTAATGAAACAACTTGCCGATGGGAATCTCCAGTTCCATATCCAACGGTAGACCCAGAAAACTTAAAGTTTTATGGCTGGTTTGAGCCTAATCAAGAATGGATTGAAATAACTGGTCCATCTGCTTAAGTAATAAATAAATAAATTTCTAATTAAGGAGCACTGTGGCTGGTCGTGATATTACCGAAGGTCGTTCTAGTAGAGCGATTGCCGTTGATTTAGGTATTGTATCTTCATCTGCTACTTGGCAGAATACTGCTGAGGCATATGACATTGCTGTTGGTGGCCTACCATTTTTCTACGCTATATCAGATGCTCGACCTTACCGTCGACAGACAGCGCCATTCCGCAAAGACCAGTTTGATAACGGTTCAGAACCAGGTGAGCAATCACTTACTGGTTGGTGGATTCGTTCTCAGTCTTCCTTTCATGGCGGAGCAGGCATCAAGTTCTATGACCCATCTGCTGGCGAAACAGTAGCACATAGATTTGCCGATAGTAAAGGTGTAGATGTTTGGACTAAAGGGCAGGTTACTCTACTTAAGAATTCATCAATAGGACATATTACAACAGCACCTATACATACAGATGGTCGTGCTTACCAACAAGTTCGCTCTATTCGGTGGAGCAATACTAATGGTGTATTATTGCATGATGGATACGATGTAGACAAAATAGATACTAGCGGCAACGAAACACATTTTATTGATTACAATGCTGGTACTGATGATAAGGTATATGGCATTTGTGATGATGGAGTAACCGCATACTGGGTAACAAACGTTACCTCAGGCGGTGCTACAAAAATGACTGTATACAAGAAAGCATTAACTGCTGACTCAAGTACTGCTGGCACTAAGATGTTTGATGTTACTGGAACTACTGTATCTAATGCAGTTATGGAGTTTGGCAAAGAACGTATTGTTGCTTGCTTTAATAACGCAGTATATGAGTTCGCTCCTTCAGCAACAGCATTACCTACGGCATTGTATACACATCCATCATCTAACTATGTATACACAAGTATAACAACATCTGGCTCAGCAGTCTATATTGCTGGATATAATGGTATTCAATCAACCATTCAAAAATTTACATTATCTACTAGTGGAACAATGCCAACGCTTACATCGGCTGTGGTTGCTGCAGAACTTCCAGTAGGAGAAGTAGTACATAAGGTAAAGTATTACCTTGGGTACATGATGATTGGGACGGATAAAGGAATCCGTGCAGCAGTTGTCTCTGACACTGATGGCTCTATAAACTATGGTCCACTAATTGTGGAAACTACACAGCCTTGCTATGACTTTGCTGCACGAGACAAATTTGTATGGTGTGCTACATCTGTTGCTGGAGAGCCTGGTGTAATCCGTATTGATTTAGGAAATGAAATAGAAACACTTCGTTTTGCTTACGCTAACGATTTATATTATACTGGAGTAACTGGTTTTAAAACAACTGGTTGTGCCTTTCTTGGCAATACCAATAGACTTGCATATTGCACTGCATCATATGGTGAGGTAGCGGTATCTAATAAAGCGCGAACTGGTACAACTGCCACACTTACTACATCTACTGCTCACGGTCTATCTGTTGGGGATAAGATATGGGTCGCTGCTGTTGATGCAGCATTAAACGGAGAGTATACAGTTGTTTCTGTTCCAACCTCTACAACATTTACATATACTACAGCAACATCTGGAACTATTGCATCGGCTGCAGTATCACCTACTGGAACCGTAGCCCGTACTGGTTATACATATCTAGAAGATGCAAGTACATTAATCTCAACTGGGTATCTTACCACTGGCAATATCAGATATGGTACACTAGAACCAAAAAACTTTAAGCGATTACTGGGTCGCGGTGAATTTACATACGGTACTACAACACTAGATATTATAGCAAAAGATGGAACAGAGTATGATGTTATTACTTATAGTTCTACCGTTCCAGCAGTTGAGGTAACAACATCTCAACCTGAGACAGCGCAAGAATATGTGGCATACAAGTTTATCTTTGGACGAGATGCTACAACTACATCTTTGGGTCCTACATTTAAAGGATACCAGGCTAAGGCTACTATCGCTACGCCTCGCCAGCAAATCATGCAGTTCCCACTGTATTGCTTTGATGTCGAAACAGATAGATACAATGTTCAAGTTGGATACGAAGGAAGAGCATTTGCTAGAATTCAAGCACTTGAAAATATAGAAAAGAGTGGAGACGTAGTTACACTACAAGACTTCACAACTGGTGAATCTCGCCAGATTGTAATTGAACAGATATCGTTTACTCGTGGAACCCCACCAGATAGAGGCTTTAGTGGCTTTGGTGGTATCCTTGAGGTAACCATTAGAACCGTATAGGGAATCATGATGACACCAACTGATTGGGCTGGACTAGCCGTAGCCGTAACCACTTTAATAGGAGCACTAGCAACATCTATTAGATGGATGGTTAAACATTATCTTAATGAACTTAAACCCAATGGAGGGTCCAGTTTGAAAGATAAGGTCAATCAATTGGATGAGAAGGTAGAATTACTTACCGACCTTGTTAAGCAACTAATAGGAAGATAAGGACAATGGGGACAAAAGCGGACAAATTTCCCAAATGGTTCTATGACAATGCTACAGTCGAAGACTTTGAAAATGGACTGGCAGAGTTTAAAGGTAAGAAAAATCTTAAGTTCCTGCAGATAGGTGTCTTTACTGGCAACGCATCTGCTTGGCTACTAGAGAATATACTTACTGACCCATCATCATTACTGGTGGACATAGACCCTTGGTGTGGTAACTTACAACATGAATCAATCTATAACTGGGATGATATACAGGAAGCCTACAAGGAACAGACTGCCCCATATGGCAAGAAGGTTCAAGCACATAAAGCATTTAGTGGTGACTGGTTAAAGAGCCACAGAGAAGTTAAATTTGATTTTATCTATATCGATGGTGACCACCTGCCTGAGTCAGTAACATTAGATGCTGATTTATCCTGGGATTTATTAAAGCCAGGGGGTATCATGGCATTTGATGACTATGAGTGGGACCACCCAGACGGCACAGATAAGAATCCTAAGCCAGCAATAGATGCCTGGCTACATAAACATAAAGACGACATTAGTATAATCCGTAAAGGATGGCAAGTATGGATAAGGAAGAAGTAAACAATGACACCTGTTGCCAAGAAAGCCACACCTGCTGCAGTTGCTGTGCTGCGCCAAGCGACGGCATTAAGACCCAAGAGGAAGAAAGCAAGCGATGGTCTTCTACCATCTGCTGCTCATCTGAAAGCAAGTCCGACTTCGGACCACAATACTGGGCTAGCAGTAGACCTCACCCATGACCCGAAGAATGGCATAGACTGTGCCGAGATATTTGAATATCTAAAGACAGACAAGCGTGTAAAGTATTTAATATTTAATAAAAAGATTTGGTCTAGAGAAAGAAATGGTGAGGGCAACCGAAACTATACTGGCTCTAATCCCCATACAAAACACATACATATATCGATTGAAGAGAAACATTCAAAGGATACTTCTCCTTGGTTCTCTTGGATGGATAGAGTTGTGTACAGTACGGTAGACCAGGCCAGGGCTATGGCCTTAAAACTAAAGCCACTTCCAAAAAAGAAAGAGAGCAAATGAAGAAGTTCAAGATATCAGCAAAGCAGAAGGCAGCATTCAAGTCCTACTTGCGAGCAGTCCTTGCTTCAGCAATCACTTTAGGATTGGCATTAGCAGCCGACCTAGCCCCACAATACGCTATTGCAATCGGCGCAGTCTTCGGTCCATTGGCTAAATGGGCAGACAAGGCTGAAGAAGATTTTGGACCAACGTCCAAGTAATACCTTTTAAACGGCTTTAAACGGCCTTTAGAGACACGAAACCCCCCCGACCTTAGGTAATCACCTTTGGAAGGGGGGTCTTTTGTGTTTTCTAGGTAGCCTTCCCCTTGCTACTTAGCCAACTCTTTTGTGACCCAGAGCACATATCCTGGTTGTACAAGATATCCTTTGCTTGGGTTTGGTTCTATGTCACAGGTTATCTCTTCCCCGTACAACTCGACTGCTTTGCGTAGTATCTTGGTTGGTACAATAAGTACCACACCTTCGAGTACAAACGCCCAGTACTCAGCCTTTGTAGCAGATAAGCCTGAGGCATACCAAGACTGGTTATTGTGAGACCAACACTCGGTTTCTATATAGATGTTGTTTGTGTTCTTCCACTTTAAATCAGTCTTGACTTCTATTGTTTTGTTACCAGTCAGTAACCCTTCGACTAGTTTTTCACCAGCCTGTCCTACCGATAAGTCCAAATCAAAGTCAGATAGTTTGCTCATTATATCCTATTGTATATATTATATATATATTATAATAGACCCCGAAGGGGTCTTATATATATGTTATCTTATATAATATATTATACACCTAATAAAGATTTATGTCAAGGATAATTTATAGTTGACAAATTTACCTGAATGGTATATAATACACTTATGGCAATAGAACTGCAAGGATACACATTACCTGAGCATATATCATACTCAGCGTTTACAACATTCATTGACTGTGGGTATCAGTATTACCTAGGTCGATTACTTCAACTACCCGAAGAACCTTCGGTGTGGTCTGTGGGTGGCTCCGCCTTTCACTCAGCAACTGAGGCTTGGGATTTGGAGAACCTATAATGTTACTAGCACAGAACTACTGGGATAAAGCATGGGCAAAGGAATCAGATGGTAAAGATTTAACCTTCGCTAGGGTTGGTGGCCGTGCTACCAAAGCATTCCCTAATAAAGAGAACGTAGATTTTTGGCAAAAGACTGGACCTGAATGGGTTCAGGCATATATTGATTGGCGTATTGCTAATCACAACTGGAAAATCTGGCACACACCAGAAGGCGCACCTGCCGTTGAATTGGGTTTGACACCTACCTTTGCTGGTATACCTGTTAAAATGGTTATCGACAGAGTCTTTGAAGTTGATGGTGAATTAGTCGTGGTTGACCTAAAGACTTCACAGCAAACCCCTTTCAGCACGCTACAACTTGGCTTCTACCGCCTAGGACTTAAACAAGTTCTAGGGGTAGATGTTAAGTACGGAGCCTACTGGATGGCAAGACAAGAAGGAACTACTCCACTCATAGATTTAACTGGATACACAGATGAGAAGTTAGAGTATCTTGTTAGTGGATTTGACAAAGCACGCAAGGCTGGAATTTTTATACCAAATACAAACAACTGCAATAGATGTGGACTGACAGAGTATTGTCAGTTCTCTTCTAAGAAATGAGAAACATGGCAAATGAAGACTGGAAACTACAAGTTTCCTACAAGACACCAACAGGTGATATGATAAACATCCGTGCAAACACGGCTGATGAATTGTCTGTGCTGTTAGAAGGCATTGGCGATTACTCAACACAGATTTCATCTGTGCAACAGAAGGTAGTAGGTGCTTACACATTAGCCCCTTTATCGACCACGAGTTCCACTATCGGCACAAAGCCCTTAGTATCCTCGCCTCCAACCCAGGTATCGGCAGTATCAGGTACAGCGTCGCCAGTGTGCAAGCACGGACCCCGTATATGGCGAGAAGGAATCAGTAAAGCAAGCGGAAAGCCTTATGCATTCTGGGCGTGTCCTTCACCACAGGGTACACCTGACCAATGCAAACCAGTGAACTAATAATTAAATAATGAGGAAGAGTCGTAGCCGAATTACACCAGTTGCATTTTGGTTGCGACTCTTCTTTAAAGATAGAAAGGAACCAGGATGCGTACACTTGTCCGCTCAGTTGGTCGTGCCAGTATCGGAGGGGAACCTTTACCTTCCTGCTTTAAGGCGTTCGATTCCAACAAAATCATTGTCCGTCGTTCCGAAGTTTCGATGTTCGCAGCAGCGCCAGGTGTGGGTAAATCAACTTTAGCATTAGCATTAGCACTTAAAATGAAAGTGCCGACGTTATATATATCGGCAGATACCAACGCTCATACGATGGCTATGCGATTAGCATCTATGATTTCGGGTAAGAGTCAGTCAGATGTAGAAGGAATGTTATCATCTGATGTAGGTTGGACTAAGGCTACTCTATCAAAGAGTAGTCATATTGTTTGGTCATTTGAATCTGCGCCAACGCTTCAAGATATTGATGAAGAAGTGCAGGCATTTGAGGAACTATGGGGTTGCCCACCAGTTCTAATTGTAGTAGATAATTTAATGGACGTAGCCACCGATGGTGGTGAAGAGTTCGCTTCTATGCGAGCCATCATGAAGGAGTTAAAGTATCTTGCTCGTGCAACTAATGCTGCTGTTGTTGTGCTTCATCATACTAGTGAAGCAGTTACAGGTTCTCCGTGCCAACCGCGAAGTGCTATTCAGGGTAAGGTTGCACAACTACCTGCTCTCATCTGCACTCTCGGAGTTGTTGGGACCTCAATGGGAGTCGCGCCAGTTAAAAACAGATACGGAAGAGCAGACGCAGGAGGAGGCCTCATGACATGGATTGCCTTCAACCCTGAGTATATGTTCGTTGATGATATTCCAGAGAACCACTAATGCAAAAAGATATCGGACGATACACAGTAACTATTGGATTTAATACTAGATATTGTTTTGGTATAGGGTTTGAAAGATATCCTATTATAGAATGGACTGAGTTAGACGTGGCAGAAGTTACCGCTTGGGTTACTAGACTTGATTTCCTATTCTTCTTCATTAACTTTGCTAAGTATCCTAAGGTGGCATGGCGTGAGTAGTTATGGTAAACGCAAAGGTGCAACCTTTGAAACTTCAGTAATGAAATGGTTAAGGTCTAAGAAAGTATTTGCTGAACGCCTGACTAAAGCAGGTTCTAAAGATGAAGGCGACATAGTTACTATGGTTGCTGGGCAAACTTATATCTTTGAATTAAAAGCAACAAAGAAGATTGACTTACCTAAGTTCTGGGCAGAAGCCACAGTTGAAGCAGAGAACTATGCTAAGGCTAGAGGCCTAGATGAAACTCCACCTAGGTATGTTATAATTAAAAGACGCATGGCTGGTATAGATAAAGCCTGGGTAGTAGAGAATTTGGAGCAATGGATTGAGAGGAACTGTGAATGACCTACCGAGTATTAGAGAAATACTTATCCATTATGGAGCGAGTGTACGCCAAGGTCATGGTCAAGTCAATCTCAAATGTCCTTTTCATGGTGACACGCACCAAAGTGGGAGTGCGAATCTTGATGAAAATATTTTCATCTGCTTTGCTTGTGGAGTCCAGGGCAATTCGTTACAAATCGTTGCGCAACAAGAAAGGGTAGACATCCGTGAAGCAAAAGGAATCGCAGAAAGAATTGCTGGGACAAGCAACTCAGAAGTACGCGGCAAACATTTATCAGGCAGAAGCCTACCTAAAAAGTCGCGGTATAACAATGGAAGCAGCACGGTTGGCTCGATTAGGCGTAGTCGCGGAGCCTGAGGTTGGACATGAAGCATTCACAGGACGATTATCCATACCGTATATTACCAAGAGTGGCGTTGTCGATTTGCGTTTTCGCTCTCTTAATCCTGCTGTTGAACCTAAGTACATGGGAATGACTGGCTCAGATACTAAGATGTATAATGTTTTAGATATAGAAAAAGCAGGAGACTACATTGGTATATGTGAGGGTGAGATAGATACAATTACTATGTCATCACTAGTAGGTATACCATGTGTCGGAGTGCCTGGTGCTAATAGTTGGAAGAAGCATTATACTAGATTACTTGCTGACTTTGAAAGAGTGTTTGTCTTTGCTGATGGAGACCAACCAGGAAAAGAATTTGCTACATCATTAGCAAGAGAGTTACCAATTACTATTATACAATTACCTGATGGACAGGATGTAAACTCTATGTTCGTCCAAGAAGGTTCACAATACTTCCTTCAGAAGGTAGGAGTAAATGACTAGGAAAAAGATTCCGCCATGTCCTGAATGTGGTGAGCACTTCGAGAATGCATTCGATGCAACCGACCATCTGTTAGAAGATGACGAAGAGTTTGACCCAGCATTGGTGTTACCAAATGGGTATAGGCTAATGATTGGTTCTTTGCTTAGATGTATATACAGATACGCTGATAGTCCAGAGAACATAAAAGGAATAGCAGAGTCTACTTATATGACATTGTTTACAGCAGAGACACAACCTAATGTAGTGGCAGGCATAATCGAAGATATGATAGTTGACACACAGATGACGGACTTAGATGAAGAACTTAAAAAACTACTTGAAAGAGGGGAGTGACGAATGGCAAATCATACAGCACTTAATAAATCAAGGGTTCAAGATAACGGACATAACCATAAATCAATCGGGGTTAGAGGTGAAGATATCAGTTCCACTTTCGAAAGAGATGTAGATAAAGCATTCAGAGAACTAGAAAAACTATTGCTATCTAAGCATAGGGATTATGGTCCACGCAATATTGCCGACGCACCTGGCGGTGCAATCAATGGTCTTCGTGTTAGGATGCATGATAAACTAGCACGGATAAATAACTTAGTTGACAACAATAAAAATCCAGAGCACGAATCACTTGAAGATTCCTTCAAGGATATGGCTAACTACGCAATCATAGGACTGCTAGTTCTGAGAGATAAATGGGATAAGTAAATGAAAGTTATAGTCTGCGTGTCAGATTTGCAAGTGCCTTACCATGATAGGAAGGCAGTCTCTGTCCTTTCCCGTTTCATTAAGTCTTATAAACCTGATGAAGTAATATCAGTCGGAGATGAAATGGATATGCAGACCATTTCTAAATGGAGTAAGGGAACTGATTTAGAACACGAGAAGTCTATCGGTAAAGATAGAGATGAAACATATCGTGTATTAGAATCATTAAAGATTAAACATATGATTCGTAGTAATCATACGGATAGATTGTTTAACACTATTAAGATGAGAGCACCTGGACTCGCAGGTTTACCTGAATTAGAGTTAAAAAACTTCTTGAAACTGGATGATTTGGGTATCAAATACCACGAAAAACCCTATGAATTAGCCCCAAATTGGCTGCTTTTACATGGTGATGAGGGTAATGTCCAGCCTACTGCTGGTGCTACCGCACTTGGATTAGCCAAGCGTGCTGGTATGTCAGTAGTCTGTGGTCATACGCACCGCATGGGTCTTACACATTACACACAGTCATACTTCGGTGGTCATCCAAAGACTTTATGGGGTATGGAAGTTGGTTGCTTGATGGACTTTAAGTTCGCTAAGTATGTAAAGGGTGGACTGTTCACATGGCACAAGGGCTTTGGTGTCTTGTATGTAGATGGAAATAAAGTTATACCACATCTCGTTCCAGTTAATATGGACGGGTCATTTGTATTTGATGGAAAGGTTTGGAAATAATTTAATATGGATTGGCAACGCATTGAGAAGTGGGACTATGTAGTGGTCGCTGTCGCTTCTGAATACCATAAGAAGTTTACTATGGTAGAGATGGAAGACATTAAACAATCACTGTATCAATGGTTCGTTGAGCACCCAAATAAACTTGATGAGTGGGAAGCGATAGGTGAGAAGGACGCTAAGAACTTAATCTATCGTTCACTTAGAAATCAAGCATTAGATTATTGCCAGCGTTGGAAAGCCAAGTCAGTTGGCTATGATGTTGCTGACTTACATTACTATGAGCCAGTAATTGTTGAGGCTATCTTACCAGCAGTATTGCGTGGTGAGTATGGTGTAAGTCATAAGTTAAATCTAGGTGGGACTAATCGCCCACAAGCACCATCAGAAGGTGGTAACTTAAATGTAATGATGTTTGAGATTGACTCTGCGTATTACAAGTTAAGTAAAGAGGATAGAAAATTACTATTCTTGCGACACGCAGAGTCTCTCGACTTCAAGGAGATAGCGAACTTCCTTGAATTGTTTAGCGAGGATACTGCTCGGATGAGACACAAGCGAGCAGTTAAAAGATTAATAAATAAGATAGGTGGATTCAGACCATATCTTGAAGAGGACTCACCCGATAAAGAGAAGTCCGAAGTAGATGAGGTAGAAGAAACTAATCACGCCACCGATGAACATGAGTGGCATGATGACAGGGGCGAGGAAGATAAGCAGGTCAGTTAGTCTTCTCATCCCACATCCATTCCTGTTCTGCTGGGTCAACCCATAGGCTCTCGCCATAGTCTGCCCAAAACTTTGCTAGCATTTCATCTTCTTCATCTTGCTCAGTAATGCCAGGTGGTCTGTTACTCATCGTCTCCCCACATTCTATCAGGTTCACCGCACACACAATGGCGTTCTAGTTCATTACAATTATCACATTCATCTGCTAATCCTAAAGCAACATCATCGCCCATTAACCACATAGGCTCACTCATGTTGCTTGCTTCTTTCAGGTAATGTATATTTATACATGGTTACGCTACCTTCGCTATCGCTAAATAAGTTATCGAAGTTCCCATCAAGTAGTCCATATAAATCTTCATTAGAAAAATCTACATCGACATCTAGTTGTAGTTCGAATTTAATTGTCTCAAATGTTGTCATGCTATCCTTTCCAATATGGTTTACTCTTAGTCTTTACTGCTATTAGTTCTTTGTATTGCCGTTGCCCTGCATCTAAAGCAGTAGCGTATCTATCTAGCCTAGCAATTATTTCTTGGGCTAGATGATAAGACTCTAACTTCTTAAAGCCAAAGCCCATTAGTGTATTGACAACCTTGTCATGTCTATCACTATGATACTTTAATACCATCGTCATCCTCTTCATCTATCCCAAACATATCAGCAAGCATTTTGTTCGCTTGTTCTAATACTTGAATTGCTTCGTCCATTTATCCTCCTGTTGAGTACCAACCAGTACCTTTGAATTGAACTCCTGGTGCAGACCATACTCGCTTCATTGTTCTGAAACAAACAGGGCAATCAGGTCCAACTTCAAAGTGTATCTGAGTTTCTTGATGTGCCTTACACTCTTCACATCTATATTCATATGTAGGCATTAGTATTCCAAACTAATCCAAAAGAATACTAAGTCTAAGTCAAAGGTATATTTATTTATACCGAAGCCTATACCTATGCCTCTAAAGTTATAGCCTAAACTTAAGTAAGACTTGCCTATCTTAAACTGCTTTACCTTAGATAACTTCATTAGTCTATCCTCTCTGCGTCGATTGGTGTCGGCGCTGTTGCTCTTGTGCCACACATAGCACACTCCATATCTAGGAAATACATTTCTATATCTCCGCTGTCGCTATCAAACTTAACCTTTAGCGACCATACATTACAACCGCAAGGGCATACCGAAGTTGGATTACCCCGTATGTCCATAGCATTATTGTAATCCTTTGGTTTCATATCATAGATACTCTTGTATCTCTTTGGTTTCATTAGTGATAACCCTTCTTCTGAAAGAATGCCCAAGCATTACAAGGCGTATCATATCTGTGGTAGATATACTTAAGCCCTCTGTCAATTTGAATTGTTGCTGGTGTCGCAGGGTCTAAGCCTAGCAACTGCGGAATACCGCCAGCATTCTTGCCCATTACTTTAATCTTATTAAATGCTTCGGGTCTCCAAGCACTCTCTTTGCCCCATAGTTTAACAAGACATCTATATTCTTTATAGTGCCAATCAAGTAGTTGGTCTAGTGCGTAGGCTTTACTATCTTCTACTGTCCATTTCTTCTCTTGATTATCTTTCAGATATTTATTAGTTGCGTCTGTCAATGGGAAAGCCGAAGCAAAGCCAAGAACAAAAGCAAGCACGACTGATAGTATAACTCTATACCTGTTTCTCATATCTCTCCTCTTCGTTGAACTTTATTCTGTTCCTAACTTTATTAGCAAATGTAACCTTCTTACTTCTATCAAAGCCGACTATCGGAACTCCTGCTGCGACAAGTCTTTCACCTGCCATAACACCACCCCATACGCCATGCTCTAAGTTATCCTTACGCATACCTTCTTCTAAGCATAAGTCTTTAACGCTACACATACTACATATCTCTAGTGCTTGTATAGTTCTAGCAACTAACATCTCACTATCTTTAATGGAAGGTCTGCCCGACCTCTCTTGTTCCATTTCATCAGAGAACCATAGGTCAGGGTCGTCGCTGTTGCGACACAATCCGTTCTTACTTAGTATATTTTTATTCTCTTTACTGCCACGATTGACAGTATAGTAATTCCAAAATGTTGCTTGACCCTTCTTCATGTTTATCCTCTACTGTAAGCAGGAACACACACCGCTTGTATGGTAGCGTTCCGTAATTGTATAGCCCATGCTTGGGCTTCTTCTAAATTATTAAATAGACCATAGGATACCACGCCATCTTCGGTATCTGTTAGTGTAATATAACCTGCTCTCCATGAGCCAGCAGGTTCATGATTAACTACAATATCTTGTGATGACATGGTATCCTTTCGGTTAGGTGGTATATATTAGGCAGAGAACACGACATCGACATATCCGTCAAGTCGTGAGTGGGTAGCAATAAGACCCTTCTTACCTGTTAAATGCTTGTATGTGCCGTCGCCTAGCGAAACCCATACTGACTTAGGCTTAAAGCGTGTCTGTCCTACTTTAGCCTTTACAATAGTTCCACGAGGATAGAAGTCATTGTCCATATCTAGTGGAAGTGAAGCGAGTTCGTCTACAATATCTTGTAGAGAGTAAGCGATACTTGCTAGGTAATCGCTATTGATTGTCGTGATTGACATATCATTACCTTTCGTTGTCGTGTTGTCTACCTAGCACCTTACTAGATAGAGGGTGAGCAGTTTAATGTCGTGCTCAGGACAATCCGCTAACCGCAATCAAGGGCTAGAAGGAATACTAGAAGTCAAGTGGTTCTTTACTATACCACTTCTTTGAGTGCCAATTATCATCTGATAAGTAGCGATTTATATACTCTTGTTCTTGGACTATGGAGAACTTGTCGGCTTCATTGTAGCACATACAATCCGTCATAGTCATACCGCAATCGAAACAGTTCATACACATATCGCAGTAGTATGGATTATCTTCCATGTCTACATCTTCATCACACCACATACACTTGGCTAGTATATCGGCATTGTAATCATCTAATTCCATACTACCACTTATACTCTTGTCGAGATAGTCATCATACCCATAGTAGTTAGTATATGAAGTAGTGCGTGGTGTGGATACTGTGCGCTTGTGTGATTGGTTAGACCACCATACACCGCTATCGTCCCATGTGCCTAGACTTTCGTTAATAATATACATGGTATATTTGGCACTAGGGTCTAAGGTCATGATTGCTACCTTACTACCACTAGCCCAAGACGACACCATATCATATACATATTCGTCATCTAACGCAGACACACCACCTAGTCGTGGCAGTAATTCTTCTGCCATGATACGAGTATCACTACGCTTATCACCTTTCGGTATATGAATATCTAACACACCATTGTGAGCGAGATAAGTCAAGTCGCTACCACCTACTTGGAAAGGGTGGCAGTTCTGTTCGTTCTTAACACCATGCGTAGCGTATCTTGCGTGCCACATAGCGTAGCCTTCGGGATACTGCTCACGCAGTTCTAAGAACCGCTTGACCGACTTCTTCGCAGACATACTGCGTTCAGATATAATACCTTCGGGTGTCTGTATCGCAAAGCCAAAGCCATGCGGATTACTACACGCACCATTGTGTAAGTCATCTTTACTCGGTGTCGAGTTAGGATTACATACTACCAATAGACACATAACTACCCCCCTTACGCATTTATCATCTCTATATTCTTTAGATTTACATGAGATACTTTGGACATACGCTCATATAAATTAGGGTAGAAACCATTGTTAGTTTCTACATAGTCATAGAACCAATCCCACTTTAACATGCCTAACTTAACATCTGCTAGGGTCATATCTCTAGTGTATTCTATGCTTGCGTGTGCTAGTTCGATAGCACTAAGAACACCGCTAGGTTTAGTAGTTCCCCTAAAGAACCGCAGTTCTAGCGTGTGTTCGTTCTGCGTATTGACCGCAGAATATCTTTCGGTGTGGCTTCGTCCGTCTAACTTGTGCTTGACGGAGAAGTATGGTCTATCGTATTCGTCATACTGCCACACATCATTAAACTTCGCATAGTCAGACTTACGACCTGCGAACTTCATCATCTCTGGTGCGTTCTTATAGATAAGCGTTAGCCACCTATGCGTATGCGCACCACTCTTAAACCCTGCTCTACTTACATGGATATGGATACCGCAGTTCTCTGCGTCCCATGACCTTGCTTGCTCATTATCACGCAGATAATCTAAACCTTGCCATAGGTTAGACATCTGACTAGTCCAATGACCGAAGGATAATGGGTGAGATACTAACTCGAACCCCATATATCCACCCCTACCGATACTACTATCATCTTTAAGGTAGATACTATCGCCTACTTTACTTTGGATATACTGCGAACTCTCTCGCAGATTACCCGACCTAATCTCCATCTCTAACTCTAGCCCGAAGTATAAGCCATGCTTATCTCCACCAAAGAAGCGTGGGCTAGGCTTGTATGAGTATTGGTGGATTAGGTTAGACCTACTGCTACTACCTTCACCGCACCCTTCACACTCATCTCTAAAGTATTGGTCGCAATCTTCGCAGTATGAACCTTCATGCTCATAGCACCCTTCGCACCAATACTCACCCCTATCTTCGATATGATACATACTCTCACTATCGGAATATGTATTGCTACATCTCTCACAATAGTTCGTGTGGTTCTCCCAACAAGTTTCGCAGTAATCACCGATACCTTCTACATAATGGGTATTGTCGTTCCATGTATATTCTTCGCAGTTATTACACCACGCTCTACAATCTTCACATAGTAGAGTATCATCTACGAACATCAAGTCATCTTCGTTAGTCGTGGTATAACTACATGAACCGCACCCATATTCGGTAGGTTCTTCATCTATCGGCATATCATCACCCCCTTGTAGCCTATATTATAGCACCTTGCTATAACCTAGTCAAGCACCTTTCGTGTGGTGTTAATCACACTATCTACTATCTTGCTTCTTAATTCTTGTATCTCTAATACTAGCACCTTAAAGTCGTTCCGCTTGTGGCGTTCTTCTTCGGTGCGTAATGCTTGTCTAACTACATCTAACTCTCTCTGAGTTAGTTCTAAGGTTATCATAGTTCGGCTTCTTCATCTACTTCTAAACCTTCGTTTAGTCTATCTTCCATGCCGAACTCATAACCGCTATACCATACCGCAGTTAGGCGTTCTATCATATCCGCCATAGCAGTATCGTAATCTATGAAAGAATTGGGGTCAAGTGCTAGAATATCCTGCGCTTGTCTAGCCAATTCTTCATTAACTAATTCGTATAGGTCGTCCACTATCGACCCCTATACTCTAGGCGACCTTGTAATCTATTCACTCTAGCAACTAGAGCGATAATCGCTAAGGTCTGAACTGCCACTAGTATCTCTAGCAACATATCTTATCCTTTCGTTATGGCGTAAGTATATCATACCTACGGCTACAAGTCAAGTATCCCCGACTTATGGCGTGTCGTAGTAGGGTATCGAACCCTAGAGAACCCGAACCTATCGGCTACGACTATCGGCTACTAGTTATACTCACCGACTAATTTACGATAATTCTGCGCTTGTTCATGCTCGAATTGTAGTCTGCGTTCTTCTAACGCAATAGCCCGCAATTCTGCTTCGGTTAGTGGCTTAGGGGTAGTAGGGGTAGCGACTTGCGCAGACTTGCGACTACGCTTCGCCAATTTAACCGCAGGGCTATCTTCGACCACCGCAATTATATTGCCCGACTTATCACGCACCACGACTTCGGAGAACCTACGGCTACGGCTACCATGCCACGCCTTAGACACCCTTACATCTCTAGGTGGTGTGATAATACTACCGCTAACCCCGTAAGGGTTATACGGCATTACTCTATCCTTTCGCTAGGGGATATACGGCTAAGTAGTAGTTAGGGTCGTGATACCATAGGCGACCTACTGCTACTAATATCTAATCAAGCCTAACTACTGCTTAACCGCATATCCTTATTTAATTGTTATACTGCGTATTCTACCACGCTTAATTGTGCTAGTCAAGTCCGACACGCTAGAACTTGTGTGAAGTGTATCACACCATTACTAGGCGATATATCCGAACTGCCTAACCCTATTTAATTGTGATACTGCGTATCTTACCACGCCTATTCTAAGAAGTCAAGTCGTGTCGGTGTGATTTACATCACATCTAAACTAGGGCGCATTATACCACACGACCCCTAAGAAGTCAAGCCTATTCTATGTGAGATAGGTCATAGAACATATGTTCGATTACTCATGGGTAATATAGGTAGGGCGACAATACGGACATATAGAACTAATAGGGCAGATAGTCAAGAACCGCATATTTAACACAATAGGGGTAAATAGTTATATTCTACCCAATAAAGACATATCGGACATATAGTATTACCCCTAAAATATGTCGATATGTAGATATGTCGATATGTCGATATTTTGAGGGTAGGGTTATTAAGGTTCGCAACGGGGGTGGTATATAGTATCCCGTATAAATTTTCTGTTATATAGCCCCCCTATATAGGTACATATAGGTATAAATTGGACATTTTAAAAATATTTCTCACCCTAGTTGTTCGGTTTTTCTATTTGAACAGGTTATCTATATATGTAATATAAATTCCATATATAGACGGAGTCGCTCCGTTTAAGACTCCGCTCCTCCTATATAATATATTATATATAATATATATAATGGGTGAGGTCTGTCCGTTAAACCTTACCGTTAAAACACCGTTTTTAGGAGTAGTAGTGGGACGCAAACCAGGCAAGCAAAACATCCCTAAGGATGCCGCACAAAAGCAAGTTTTAGAACTCTTATCTCAAGGCACGACCATCACCGACGCTATGGCTGCGGTGGGTCGTAACGATGTTACCTTCCGCCAATGGTCACTTACTGACCCTGACTTCAAGGCTGAGGCTGACAAAGCAAGACTTGCTGGTAAAGGTGTCAAGGCTGACATGGCCAATCTGAAGGATATCTCGTTTGAGGATTTCTCCGAGCAATTCCTGGACACTAAGTTGTTCGACCACCACAAAGACTGGGTGGACCTTATTGAAGGTCGGGAACCCCGTTGGCTTCATCCTGCTATGACTTACGAGCCTGCGGCCAGCAACCGTATTCTTATCAATGTACCACCTGAGCACGCCAAATCTACGGTCATCACGATTAACTATGTGACCTACCGTATAGCCACTGACCCTAACGTCAGAATCATTGTAGTCTCTAAGACTCAAGGCATGGCACGCAAATTCCTTTCAGCCATCAAAACAAGGATGAGCCACCCTAACTGGACTAAACTTCAGATGGCCTTTGGCCCTAATGGTGGATATAAGGCTGACTCGCAGACTTGGTCTGCTGATATGATTTACCTAGGCTCTGGACGCGACTCTGGCGAAAAGGACCCTACGGTTCAAGCATTAGGATTTGGGTCGCAGATTTATGGTGCTCGCGCCGACCTGATTATCCTAGACGATGTGGTGATGAACTCAAACTCTCATGAGTGGGAAAAGCAAATTGAATGGCTTCAAAAAGAAGTCATCACCCGTTTGGGACGGCACGGAAAACTACTTATAGTAGGAACCCGTGTCGCCCCTGTAGATTTATATAAGATGATACGAGATGGCGACCAATGGACAGGTGGCAAATCTCCGTTTACATACTTCTCTCAGCCAGCCGTGCTGGAGTTTGATGAGAAGCCTGATAACTGGAAAACACTTTGGCCTTGGACAGATAGAGCCGAAGGTGAGAAGGACGAAGCAAATGAGCAAGGACTATACCCAAAGTGGGATGGACCCTCGCTCTTTACTCGCAGGTCTGAGGTTGCTCCGTCAATCTGGGCTATGGTCTACCAACAAGAAGATGTCGTTGAAGACTCCATCTTCCCACCAACCTGCGTTGCAGGAAGTAGCAACGGAATGCGAAAGCGTGGACCTCTCAAGGCTGGAACGCCAGGCCATCCAAAGCATGTTGAAGGTACTTACACGGTTATAGGTTTTGACCCTGCTGTATCAGGTAGGTCTGCATTCGTAGCAGTAACCTACAACAAGGGTGACGGAAAAGTTTATGTTTTAGATTGTGTCAATATGGTTGACCCAAGCCCACAGAAAGAGCGTGCTCTTATTGAGGAATGGGTTGAACGATATAAGCCACAAGAGTTTAGAGTTGAAATCAACGCCCATCAAAAGGCGTATCAGATGGACACTGACCTAGTTCAGTATTTAGCCCAGTATGGATGTAAGTTAAATCCTCACTATACTGGAAAAAATAAATGGGACACATCATTTGGTGTGGCCTCTATGTCTGCCTTGTTTGGCAGTCTGAGGGACGGCAGATTTCAAGATAACAACCTGATAGAACTTCCATCTAATGAAGGTTCTGAAGGTTTAAAATCTCTGGTACAACAACTAATTACTTGGAAGCCAGATACTAAAAACCCAACTGACTGCGTGATGGCACTTTGGTTTGCTATCATCCGAGTCCGTGAATTAATGCAACAAAGTTCTTTTGCTACTAAGTACTCAACTAATCGATGGGCTACCCGTAGACAGAAGGACATGAGATACTCCGTGAATTTAGACGAGGCCTTTGCAGAGCAATGGTCTGAAACTTATGGTTAGGATATAAATGGCACTAAACATTGAACAGATTGCTGCACGTGTTTCTTCTTTGAAGTACCGTGCATCAGAGCGTGATGCTCGTGCTGGGGATATTCTTTCTGTCCGCCAAGGCAAGATTGCTGAAGTATACCCAGACTTCTTCCCTGAAGGCGTAGACTCAAACGTAGTAGCAAACTTTATTGACATTGTAGCCCGTGACCTTTCTGAGGTTATGGCTCCGCTACCTGCAGTTAACTGCTCTAGCGCTTCACAGGTTAATGACCGTGCTCGTAAGTTTGCTGACAATCGTACACGTATTGCATCAAACTACTTTAATCACTCAGATTTACAAGTCAGTATGTACACAGGTGCTGACTATTATGTAACTTATGGTTTCGTCCCATTCATCATTGAAATGGATGACGAAGCAAAGATGCCTCGCATCCGCGTAGAAAACCCTCGGATGGCTTATCCTGAGTTTGACCGCTATGGACGATGCATATCTTTCGCTAAGATATACTCACTAACTCTTGGAGAGTTGGCTGCTCAATTCCCTGAATACGAAGTACAACTACTTGGTCGTTCAGGTTTCAAACAAGACACCAACACTCTAATTGAGATTGTTCGTTACTACGATAAAGACCAATCTTTAGTATATGTACCAAGCCGTGAGAACCTAGTTCTTTCTCGTGCTAAGAACCCAATTGGTAAGATGATGGTCGTAATTGCTAAGCGACCTACTATCGATGGAGAGATGCGTGGACAATTTGATGATGTTATTGGTATTCAGTTGCTTCGCAACCGTTTTGCTATGCTTGCTATGGAAGCGGCTGAGAAATCTGTTCAGTCTCCTATCGTCGTACCAATGGATGTACAAGAACTACAACTTGGTGGGGATTCAGTTATCCGAACAAACACTCCTTCAGGAGTCCGAAGAGTTGAACTTACCATTCCGCAAGGAGCGTTCACAGAACAGAACTTGCTCAATCAAGAACTCCGAATTGGTGCTCGATACCCAGAGGGACGAACAGGTAACGTTAATGCGTCTATCGTTACGGGTCAAGGCGTCCAGGCACTTATGGGAGCATTTGATACTCAGGTCAAGAGTGCGCAAGCAATATTTGCGACGGCTCTTCGAGATGTAATCCGTCTATGCTTTGAACTAGACGAAACAATTTTTGATGTACAAAAGACAATTCGCGGTGTAGATGCTGGTTCTCCATACGCATTAGAATACAAACCAAGCAAGGACATCAAGGGAGATTACTCCGCTGATGTTAGATATGGTATGCTTGCAGGTTTGAATCCAGCACAAGGTCTTATATTTATGCTTCAGGCTCTTGGTGGTAAACTTATCTCCAAGGACATGGCAATGCGTGAACTTCCATTTAATGTTAATGTTAGCGCAGAGCAAGAGAAGATTGAAGTTGAAGATATGCGCAATGCGCTTCTTGCTTCACTCCAAGCATACACTCAAGCAATCCCACAGATGGCAACACAAGGACAAGACCCATCTGAAGTTGTAACTAAGATTGCTGCAGTGATTAAATCACGACAAAAGGGACAGGCTATCGAAGATGCGATTGAACAAACATTCGCACCTAAAGAACAAGTTCCTCCTGCTGGAGTAGCACCTCAGGTTGAGCAACCGTCCCCTGCTCCCTCCTCTCCAGTAGGAGGTCCATCTCCAATGGAAATGCCACCAGCAGGACCACCTGACGTACAAAGTTTATTGTCAAGTCTAACTGGTGGAGGACAGGCAAACGCAAGCGTAAGAACAATTCGTAGACGATAGTAGTGGGAGGGGACAATGACAACACTTGCTGCTATTCAAGGCGACGGATGGTCTGTCATTGGATGCGACTCACGCTCTTCAGATGATTCTGGTCGTCCAATCGATATGGCTACGCCAAAGATTGTCGAGAACAACGGAATATTAATTGCAGGCTCTGGCGCAGGTCGAGGCTCAAATCTATTACAATATGGATGGAAAGCACCGAAACCAGGAGCAGGCGAAAATCTAGATTTATTTGTTACAAAGAAATTCATACCTGCCATGCGTAAACTGTTTATCGATGCAGGTTACGACATGAAAGAGGACGGCGATGCGGCAGCGCATGATTCACAATTTCTTATTAGCATTCGCGGAATCATTTATCCTATTTTTGAGGATTACTCTTGGGACCGTGATGTTCGCGGTATCTATTATTCTGGTAGCGGTGGGGACATCGCTATTGGTGTTATGGAAGCACTTAGAGTTGACAGGGTTGAAACTGCAACACAAGCAGAAAAAATTATTAAAAAAGCGATAAGTATATCAACTAAATGGGATATCTATACAGGTGGCCCAATAGTTACTAAAATACAATATTCTAAGTAGGAGGAACAATGGCTGAAAATCGTGGAGGATACCGCCCAACAGCGCCACAAAACAATCCAGCAAATGTTTCTGCTACTGGTGGAAACGGACAAAGCGGTACACAATCCGCAAAATATTATTCAGGTTTAGGTTATGGACAAGGTCAGGCGACAATGCAACAGCAGCAAGCAGCACCAATGGCTGGTAATGTTACTGCACCTTTAATGAATCCAATTGATTCTATGCCACAAGTAACACCTATTACTGCTCCAACAGAGCAACCAGATGTGCCTGTAACTGACGGCGCAGCACTTGGTGCTGGTGCTGGAACAGAGGCTTTAATGTTGCCAACTAGTACAGATACAGATTCTGATAAACAAAGACTACTATCCTACTTACCAGCCCTGGAGGTCGCAGCACAAAGCCCAAATTCATCACAAGCATTCCGTAATTATGTGAGAATTTTAAGGGCTAATCTGCTATGAGCGAAAGAGAAGCCGCACAAAAAGCGTATCAAGATTTGCAGAAATCTAAAAATCCTTCTGCCTTTGACACAATGGGTGCGTTCAACACTTACTATGCTGGATGGAATGTTAACTCATCTATGGCTTTGCCATTAGATATGGGTAAGTCTACTCCACCTAAGAGTAGGGCTGAAGCAGTTGCGTCTTATAATACTAAGACTCCTAATACTCCTAAAGAAGAAACAGGATTCTGGGGTAAAGTATTTATTGGTTTAGAAAAAGCCTACAACTTTACAACTCAGGCAGTATCATTTGGACTTACACTGCCAGAGAAAAATAATCCTATTTACAAAGATGACTTTTCTTTCAATAATATTAAAGAGGCTTGGGATAAGTCTCGTGATATCTCTACTGGTCGCTCAATTCAGCGTACAATTTTTGGAAGACCACTAGATGAAATTGAAAACGTATTTTCTGGTATAGCAAAGACTGTAAGTTTTGGTAAACTGTCTGGTGCAGATAAGTTCCTACAGGACCACATTCTTTTTGCTGCAAATGATTTTAATATCTTTGACAAGCAACAGGCAGAAAAAGCATTTAGAGAACAACTTGTAGGTCGATACACATCATTTGGAACAGATGTAGTTTCCCGATTTGTTCTAGACCCAACCATTATTGGTGGTAAGATAGTAAAAGGATATAAGGCTATCAACTATTCAGTAAAGGGTGTTAAAGAACTTAATGCTATTCTTGCTGGAGAAAAGACTGGCTTCAGGGCTAATAAAGTAAAAGCAACCTTTAATGAGTTCATTACTAAAACTGATGACATGGATGCTACGGATTTATTCCGAGTTAAGGCTATTCGTGAGTCAGCAAACCCTGCTTCTTTTGCAGACATCCTAGCAGATGCTAACAAGATTGAAGATGTAGCGCTACGTCATTCTACTAAAGCAGATATTATTAAGATGGCTATGGGTGATGCCGATGCTGGCACAAGACTTATGGCATCTAGCCGCAACATTGCTGTCAAAATTGGTAACTTACAAGATGAAGTTACTGCCGCAAAGTTTTTTGGTGCAGGGCTAGACAAGGCAACTGGTCAACTTACTATGGACCTTGTCAACAAGGGTCCTGATTTAGAGAAGGCTGTAGAAAATGCAGCCCTTTATGAGGATGAACTTCGCCAACTTCACATGAAGTTAAGCGCAGAAGCAATCCTTGACCCAACACGTATACCTGAATTTAACAAAGCGTCTATGCTTCGTCAAGCATTTTCTGGAAGTCAGAAGTTTATTGACCTTAGAGCAGGCGCTGCTGGCGCACCAGTTCGAGTTTTAACAGGATTCTTCTATAAGCGTCCTCGTGGATGGATTGACTTTACTGACAATCAATCAGTTCAGACTGTAGACAATATGCTTAGCCGTGTTCGTGGTATCGCTGGCCGTCAAGAAGAAGCCTACACTAACCAAATCAACATAGCAAAGAATAGACTTAATACTCAGACTCTTACACCTGATGAAGTTAAACTTCTCAAAAAAGAAATTAAGAGTCTTGAAGATGATTTAGGTAAGGCTCGTTTTACAGTTGAACGTAAACAACAATTATTTAATGAGTATACTGCAGCAACAAATGCTGCTGAGCGTGCTAATGCTTTCCAGAAGATTGAACAAGAACTGTTTAATACTGTAGCAAAGCAATTTGGATTTGATGAGTCAGATGTTCGTGCAGCATGGGGGCTATTTGCTGGTGGACGTTCTAAGGCACACAACATTATCCGTGAACGTGCTTATACTGGAGCAACAAAAACGCTAGATGATGGTAGAGTTGTACCAGTTGGTGCAAAGACTACCCCAGTTCTTGGCTCTGAAGACCTTAAGTACATCATTCCACTGCCTTTGAATGAGACTCAGTTGGTAAAACAACTGCCAGTTCTTGATATCGATACAATGTACAACGCATTGAACAGATTATCTAGAGCACGTCGTTCTGAAAAGGTAGGCGTCTACTATAAAACTAGGGCTGGTGCTGTAGATTTAGTTGATGGTCTAGACTCCCTTATTAAGTTTGAGGTTCTTGCACGTATCGGTTACCCAGTTCGTAACGTTAGCGAAGGATTCCTTCGTATTATAACAACAACTGGACCATTAGCCCTTGTTGCTGGCTTGAGAGAGTCAACTCGCAAGATGTTTAACAATAGATTTAAAGATGCCTCTCTTGAAGATATGTATCAGTGGAGTGACGATGTTAAACTCCAGGCGTACAGGGACGAACTAGATGCTATGCGAGATTTGGCTGATGACCCAGACCTAATCGACGCTCAAATTGCTGATATTGATAACATGCTTGCTGGTAAAACAGAAGTAAAAGATAAGTTTGGTTTAGGCCTTAGGACGATTGATGGTATAACATACCAAGATGCTCTAGGTGCTGGACCTGAACAGGCTGAGTTTATTAAGAAGAAGTTTATTGCTGAGTCTGCTCGTATTGTAGATGACCATCTTTCCAATACTCGTAACAAATTAAACAATGTGTTCGAGACAACTGGAGATTTCGTAGTCATTCGTGGCGATGACCCTAACTGGGCGCAAGCATATGAACGAGTCGTAAACCGACAGGTACGTAACTCTAAGATTACCCAGATTCTTTTGCAGAATAAGCCAAGAGAACAGGTTCTTGATGAGGCTGAATATTTCCTATTAAAGACCGATGAGGGTCGTAAGATTATGCGTGTTCTTGCTATGGGTAGAGATGCCCGTGCTATTGCAGAAGCAAACATGGATAACATAGATGAACTGTTTCCTTCATGGGCTTCAAGTCTTAAAGAGATAGCCAAGACTCGTAAGATTACATATGATGATATTAAGAAGACTTTTGGTGCAGATACACTAAACTACCCAGCAGTTAACGCTGCTCAAGTAGGTGCTGCTAATGGAACACACCAAGCAATACGATATGCCTCTGGAATCCGCGATAAGTTCTACAAATACTTCGGTGAAATCCCTGAGACAAACCTAGTTCGTCAACCATTATTCGTAGATTTCTACCGTAAACGTATGGAAGCACTTGTACGTAACGCTATAGATACATATCCTGGTGATACAATTCCACCAGAGTATATACGTAAACTAGAGAACAATGCTCGCCAATGGGCTAGAGCAGAACTCCGTCGTACAGTCTATGATACATCAGAGCGCATAGATGCAGCATATACAATGCGTTATGCATTCCCATTCTTTGGAGCATTTGGCGATGTGGCTGAAAAGTGGAGCCGTATTGTAGTTAATGACCCAACTGTTTTCCGTAAGATGGATATAGTTTACAACTCACCTGAACGTCTTGGTATTACAGAAGAACGAGACGGTAAGACATATATCAATATCCCTGGTGAATGGGTTAAACGTATGTCTTTTGGTAAGGTTGAAAGACCTATTGCTATTCCTAAAACCAGCCTTGACTTGCTATTCCAGGGTAACCAATGGTGGAATCCAGGTGCTGGATGGTTCGTTCAAATAGGAACTTCATTCTTTATTAAGGCTGTTCCAGATGCAGAGCGACTTTCTTTAGTAAAAGAAATCCTACCTTATGGTCCAACTGGTACAACACCAGGTGAATTCACAAAGGACTTGTTGGTACAGAACTCAGGTGCTAAGCGTATCTGGTCTTTATTTGATAACAATGACCCAACACGCCGCAACCTAACAGTACTTATCGCTATGGAAGAAAACCATAAATACGATAATGGACTTCGTGAGACTGCACCAACAACAAAAGAGATTGATACTAAGGTTAAACAAATCCTTGCTCTAGAAGCAGCGGCTAAACTTACCCTACCTTTTGCTACAAACACCCGTTCTCCTTATCAATTCTATATTGATGAATGGCACAGAATGCGTGAAGAAGACCCTGAGAATGCATCTCAGAAGTTCTATGATACATATGGAGAAGAGTACTTTGTATTCTCTACAAGTTTATCTAAGAACAATACTGGTATTGCTGCTACAATTGAGGCAGAGAAACGTTCTCGTGAACTATCTGACCTGATTGCTAAGAATCCAGAATATGGTTGGTTTATCGTAGGCGATGCTAACTCTGGTGAATTCTCACCTAGCGTATATCAAAGCCAGCGTGGTACTCCAGTTGCTCCTGGAAGCACAAAGAAGTTCCGTGAGTCACAAGACCCATATGAAGCAATTGCTGCTACTCAGGCAGAAAAGGGCTGGATTACTTATAACAAAGGTATGGATATCCTCGAGGCTGAACGCATTGGAAGAGGGTTGCCTAACCTAATTGTTAAGGATGCCAAAGATTTGGCTGACCGTAAGCGTCAGTTCATTGAAGAACTTAGCCAAGAAAACCCAGAGTGGGCTGAAGTTCGTGGCAAGATTGATACTCAAAAGGTATATAACTTCTTAAAGTTTGCTAAAGAAATTATATCTGACCCTAGAGTTTCAGGTAGAGCAGACCTTCAAGGTATTTCTGACTATCTAGAGGGCAGAGAATATGTTCGTAGTATTCTCGCTACTAGGGGTAGCAAATCTATTAACGCAGTAGAAAATCAAGACATCAAGGAAATGTGGGACACATTTACTGGTGGATTACTAGATGAATATATATCATTCAGTAGAGTATACAATCGTATTCTTGAAAATGATGATTTAACGAAAGGCTTGTAGCGTGGGTGGTGCATTAGATAATCTAAAGAATGGTAACACGGCTTCTACTGCTGGAAAAGTCTATGTTGGTCCAGGTAAAACAAAGACCATTAAAATGAAAAAGACTGGAAAAGAACTTACTATAGAGTCTTCTACTGCATCTGTTGTTGACCTAAAGTCTAGTTATTATACTGACCCAGCGGTTGAGGCTAACTGGATTAAGACTCTTCAGAAGTATGGTTATGGCACTGTTGACCCACTTAAGGCTGCAGCAATCTATGAGTTAGCAGTTGATGGCGCAGGTGATTGGTATCAGAAATCTAAGGGTGCTCGTCAAATAACCCCTGAGCAATACCTACAATGGTATGCTAAGAACCAGGGTGTTGGTGACGAGAATAAGCCTAAGGTGTCTGTACAGAAGTATCTATTCCAACCAGAAGAGATTCAATCTTTGATTGATGATACACTTAAAAGTGTTCTTGGACGCAAGGCTACGGACAGTGAGAATAAAGAATTCTATACTGCTATTCAGGACATGATTAATAAGGGAACAATTACCACAACCAAGAAGGTTGGCGGAAAGACTGTAACCGAGACAAAGCCTGGCTACACCAAGGAAAAGGCTCAAGCCTTAATCAAGAAGAGTGTAGAAGAGAAGGCTCCACAAGATTTAGCGGAGAAGCAAAGCCTTGACTTTGGCGACTTCCTATCAGGACTAGGAGGCTAAAGTGGCAGAGACAGCATACGGTATTACCGCTGATTTAATTAAACAGTTTCCAGAACTACAAAAGGTATTTGACCTATGGAAGGCTGGCAATACAACTGACGCAGAGTTAGAATACTATAAGACTAGTTACTATAGAAATCTTACTTCTAATGCGCAAACACGTCAAAAGAAAAAGGCTTCACAGCCTGGTGTATATGCTCAAGAATTTGAATCATATAAGTTAGAGCAGAAGAAAAGACTTGCTGCAAAGGGTGTAGTTGTAGATGATGCCACTTTAGAGAATGCATATCTTAAAGGACTTAGCGATACACAACTAGACCTTAATGCTCTTATTGCAGCCAAGGGTAAGCCAATTGGTGGTTCTACTCTAGGCAGTGTACAAAGTCTTAAAGAGTATGCTGATGCTTTTGGTATGTCATATTCGCAAAGAAGTTTAGATTCATGGTCTCAGGGTATTTTTGCTGGGACTACAACAACTGAAGATATACAAGCATTAATTCGTAGAGATTCGGCTAGCGCATTCCCTGGTTATGCTGACCAGATTAATAAAGGAACAAGCGTTGAAGCATTGGCTTCAGCCTACAAATCTTCTATGGCTAACATTCTAGAGATTGACCCAGATAGCATTACATTCAATGACCCTACTCTTCGTAGAGCATTACAGTATATTGGCACAGATGGTAAGCCATCAGTTAAACCAATCTGGCAGTTTGAGACTGAACTTCGTCAAGACCCTCGATGGGAAAAGACAGACAACGCCAGAAAAACTGTAGACTCACTATCATTAAAAGTCCTTCGTGACTTTGGATTGGCGTAAACATGGCTGCTCCTAAAGTACCTATCGCTAGTACAACTACAGTAAAATCTGGACAAACAATTTCAGCAATTGCTGCCAAAGCAGGTGTTAGCGTTGCCGCAGTAGCGGCTGCTAACCCACAGATTTCTAACCTTAATAAGATTAATGTTGGACAAAAAGTAAATATTCCTGTTGTTAATACTGCAACAAAGACTGCGACTAGTACATATGCTGGTGGAGTAACTGGTGGAACTAACCCATTCTCTCCTACATCTGGTGTAAGTGCCGCTAAACTTGAAACAATTTCTAAGGCTGCTGGTATTACACCAGTATCTGGTGCAGCAACTGGTGTTGGTGCAACTGGTGCTACTGGTAATGCAGCGGCAGATGCCGCCGCTAAAGCGGCTGCAGATGCAGCAGCAAAGGCTGCAGCAGACGCAGCGGCTAAAGCCGCAGCAGATGCGGCTGCTAAGGCAGCAGCAGAGGCTGAAGCAAAAGCCAAAGCGGAAGCAGAAGCCAAGGCTAAAGCAGAAGCAGAGGCTCGTGCAGCAGAACTTGAAAGAATTAAAGCAGAACTTTTAGCAGCATCTGAAGCAGAAAGAGCAGCACTTCTTGCTCAACTTGCAGCAGCGCAAGCCGCAGCAGATGCCGCAGCAGCGGCAGCAGCAAATGCAGCAAATGCAAATGCAGCAGCAATAGCGGCGGCAGCCGCAGCAGCACAACAAAAAGCAGCAGATGATGCAGCCAAAGCAGCAGCGGCAGCAGCCGCAGAAGCAGAACGAGTTGCTGCACAAAGAGAATCAGTTGGCAAGATTGTAGCAGATAGATTTGCTAAGTTTGGCCTTGCAACACTTGGTGCTAAGATTCTTGACCTTGCTCGTCAAGGATATACAGAAGATACCATTACATTAGAACTACAGAATACTCCAGAGTATCAGCAACGATTTGCTGCTAATGCCCAGCGCATTAAGAAAGGGCTTAGTGTCCTTACTCCTGCAGAGTATCTATCCAATGAAGATGCATATCGTCAAACACTTAGAGCGTATGGTTTAACTCAGTTTGACAATGATGCATATGTAAGACAGTTCATTGAGAATGATGTATCTCCATCAGAGTTATCAACTCGTGTATCTATGGCAGTTCAAAGAGTTCAGAATGCTGACCCTGCAATTGCTAGAACACTTAAAGATTATTATGGAATCGGCTCAACCGATATGGTTGCTTACGTTCTTGACCCTAACCAACAACTACCTAAGATTCAACGTCAGATTGCAGCAGCCGAAATTGGCGTAGCCGCAAGAGTACAAGGACTTGAGACTGGTGTTGCTGTAGCAGAACAACTAGCAGCACAAGGAATTACACAAGCCGAAGCACAAAAGGGATATGCAACAATTGCAGACATCCTACCTACCGCACAGAAGTTAAGCGAAATCTATGGAACAACACTTCCTGGATACAACCAAGCAGAGGCAGAACAAGAAGTATTTAATACTCTAGCCTCAGCACAACGCAAACGTAAAGCATTGACTGAACGAGAGATTGCATCATTCTCTGGTAAGTCTGGAACTACGAAAGCATCGCTACTTAGCACAACAGGCGGACAATACTAGAATCCTGACATTGACCTGTCGGCCCAATGCAGAGTATAAGACCGATAGTAGGAGCCAGCCAGTTTCCCCGAACTGAACTGCGGCCTGCGACTAACAACGAATAGAAGGGTGGTAGTTGCTATGAGCAACAATTACTGGGAAGATGAAGACGAAGACCTAGATACTGACCAAGGTTTCTCTGGTGATGGAAGTGACTTGATTAAGAAGTTACGGAAAGCAAAGAGAGCCGATGAAAAACGTATTAAGGAACTCACTGAGCAACTTGAGGGATTATCCAAAGTGCAGCGTGAGCGAACCGTCAAAGAAGTCCTGGAAAAGAAAGGCGTAAACGCTAAGGCTGCACGCTTAATTCTTAAGGACATTGAAGATGTTAACGAAGAGACAGTTTCTAACTGGCTCGATGATAACGCAGATTTGTTTGGAATACAAGTGCAGAAAGAAGAGCCTAAGATGGCAGAACAAGACCGTGCTGCTCTAAGACAGCAGGATGTTCTAACACAGGCCGCGTTCACTCCTGACAGAATGGAAGAACTTAACTCAAGAATTGACAATGCAGATTCTATGGATGCATTGTTAGATGTTCTTCGTTCACAAGAATCATCATAGTTTCTAGTCACTTGGAGGTGACAAATGCCTAACAGTTATGTATCAACTGGTTCTTCCTCATTAGGAGGTACCGCTGGTGCTGCTGGTCTAGTACAGAAGGCGTATGACCGTCTTCTGGAATTTGCTCTCCGTTCTGAACCACTAATTCGTTCAGTCGCAGACAAGCGTCCAGTACGCCAAACACAACCAGGTTCAACAGTTGTTCTACAACGTTATGTTGACCTATCTGCTGCAACTACAGCCCTCACAGAGGATACTGACCCAGATGCAGTAGCAATGTCAACACCAACCTCAGTAACTATTACTCTTAACGAGTACGGTAACTCAGTGTTGGTAACTCGCGCTCTTGAGTTATTCTCATTAGCAGATGTTGACCCTGCAATCGCAAACATCATCGCTTTCAACCTAGCAGATTCTATTGACCGAGTCGCAATGACAACATTGCGTGGCGGTTCAAACGTAATCTACTCAGGTTCAACAGCAACTTCAACTGCAACTATCACAGCAGCAGCAACACTATCTTCAGCAAACATCCGTAGGGCTGTTGCTAAGTTACGTGCTAACAGCGCTGCAGGACGTAAGGGTAACCTATACTGGGCTGGACTACACCCAGAGGTATCTCACGACCTACGTGCTGAGACAGGTTCAGCAGGATGGTTGCTTCCTAACCAATACGGTGCTTCACAGGACCGCATTTGGGCAGGAGAAATTGGAACATACGAGGGTGCATACTTCGTAGAGTCCTCACGTCTTTACTCTGCAACTGATGGTGCTTCATCTGCAAAGGTGTACCGCACAATCGTTGCTGGACAACAGGCATTGGCCGAGGCAGTTGCCGAAGAGCCACACGTAGTAATCGGACCAGTAGTTGACAAGTTAATGCGTCACCGCCCAATGGGTTGGTACGGCGTACTTGGCTTTGCTCGCTATCGCGAAGAGGCACTATTCCGAATCGAATCAGGTTCATCAATCGCTTAGTTGATTGACGGTAGGGCTAGGAGAAATCCTAGCCTTACAGTAAGTTCATTAAGGAGAATAATGGCAAACTATATATTCACAACACCAGTTGTAGAAGAAGCACCTATTGGCAGACATAGATTGTTTTACTTTTACAAACTTAATAAAGGCGTTAGTATTGCCAAAAGCGGTGCTACTTATTCTAAAGTAAGATTTCCGTTAGATGAGGATATGGCAACTTATGATGAATTTTATCTTGGTGGCCATGAACATATAGTAGATGATGCTACCAAGGCTGCGCTAATATCATCTGGGCTAGGAATAACTGAGGCTAATTTCACAGCAGCGTAAGGGACGAATATGGGATACCACTGGGAAGACCATCCGACAGAAGTTGAAGGATGTTTCGGATGTAAAGTAATGAGTTTACAAGTTAATGCAGGAGATGCTAAGAGAGATATACCTGATAAGAAATGGAACTCTGAGTTACAGGCTTATCGAGATGCAAGAGCACAAGGTATGCAACCATCAGGAACTACTAGACGCCATGTAGAAGAGGCGTATAAAGCATCAGAGATTTTAGGCAAAGCGTATGATGCGGACACTATGCCTAAGACAAAAGACATAACACCAAAAACCGCAGCCGTAATGAAAGAGATAGGACAAATCTAATGCCAAAAGTAGGAAACAAGAAGTTCCCATATACCGCCAAGGGCAAAAAGGCTGCTAAGGCTTATGCTAAGGGTGAGAAGATGGAATCTAAGGCTGAAAAGAAAATGGAAATGAAAAAGGGTATGAAGAAGATGGGCAAGAAGAAGTAACATGAATACCCCTAAACCTAAAGTATTAAAAGGCAAGGCAGCCATTACTGAGTTCCAAAAACAAATATCTCCTAAGGGTGTTGCTGCAGCAGAGGCTGCCGCTAAGAAAGCACTTGAGAAAAAGTATCCAGGAATGTTTGTACCTAGAACTCGTAGGACTCCTGGACTAGGACAATAATGAAAAAGGCTGCAGCACAAAAGAAAATCTCTAAAGTAATGAAAGAGTTCAAGGCTGGCGAACTTAATGTTGGCAAGTCCAAGAAAAAAGTAAAGTCTAAGAAGCAAGCAATTGCTATTGCTCTATCTCAGGCTGGCAAGTCAAGGAAGAAATAATGTCATCTAGTGGTAGTTACAAGCGCCACGATGGTTTTAATCCAGTTCAAATTAAAGATGGTCTAGTGGTTCGGTTAAACAAGAACGGAACCATTAGGTCAATCTTAGGAAAGTATGGGGAATATGGAAAGCAAAAGGGACCCAAGGCTCGCTAGAGCAGGAGTGTCTGGTTTTAATAAACCAAAGCGTACTCCTAAGCATCCTACTAAATCACACGTAGTTGTAGCCAAAGAAGGAAGTCAAGTAAAGACAATCCGATTTGGTCAGCAGGGTGTCACTGGAGATAGACAACCTACAGCAAGACAGAAATCTTTTAAGGCACGTCATAGAAAGAATATTGCTAAAGGCAAAATGTCTGCAGCATATTGGGCAGATAAAGTAAAATGGTAGCCAAGAAAAAAACTAAGTCTAAGGTCAATGCTGCTGGTAATTATACCAAGCCTGAGATGAGGGCTAAGTTATTCAAGAAGATTAAGGCTGGCTCTAAGGGTGGAGACCCAGGAGAATGGTCAGCCCGTAAAGCACAATTACTTGCTGTTCAATATAAAAAGGCTGGCGGAGGTTATAGATAATGGCATTAGCCAAATCTCAAAAGTCTTTAAAAGACTGGACTAAACAAAAGTGGACAACCTCTGATGGTAAGCCATCTAAGGGTAAGAAAAGATATTTACCTGAGAAAGCATGGGCAGCATTAAGCCCTGCTGAGAAAGCCGCAACCAATAAGGCTAAGGCTGCAGGTAATGCTAAAGGTAAGCAGTTTGTCAAGCAACCTAAATCAATAGCCAAAAAAGCAGCAAAGTACAGATAGGGACATAGGGGACTATGAGTAAAAAAGATTCTATTGCACTAGTGTGGTGCGATAATGGAATGGTAGACGGAAAGTTTATGCAAGGCGTAGCAGATGTAATGCTAAAGTCTGGCGTAGAGTTTGGTTCTACATTAAGAAGTCAAGGCAATCAGATTGCTAGACAAAGACAAACAGTAATTGATTACTGGTATGATAAGACTGATTATGAATGGCTACTATGGGTAGACTCAGATGTAGTAATTAGTCCAGAAAAATTTAAACTGTTGTGGGATAATAAAGATGTTGAAAAGCGTCCTATTATTACTGGAGTATACTTTACTACAGATAATCCAGAGGAACCTTTGATGATTCCTATGCCTACAGTATTCAGTTTTGTTAATGACGGAGAAGGTTGCTTTGGATTATCCAGGGTA